CTTCTCCGCAGTTGTAGCAGAAGGAGACGAGGGCGTCGAACTGCCATGGCTCGAGAGGCACTTTGACAAGTTTACGTACAGCTCGCTCAAACGTCCCCATGTCTTCCAGAAACGCTTGATTGCACTCTTCCATCGTCCATCGAGAGTCGGCATTGAACTCTCTCCCGTGATGATGAGTGTGGCCCCAACAAATCGTGAGAACTCCAGCAGGGCAATGGTACGGTTGATAATAACCGCCAACTTTCTTCAAACAGCCTTCGTAGTGCTTGATTAGATTGGCACCAGCAACCGTAAGCACCCTGTCTTCGTTCATGGCTTTGCCGACGGGTTGATGGATAATTGCCTGGTCATGATCTCAGTCACCCGATTGAGCGTGTCCTTGTTATCCCGCGTCGTGCTCTCCAACACCGTCAACCGGTTGTTGATCTCCTGGAGGTGCGGTGAACCACGCACCTCCAATGTATTCACCCGCGTTTCCAGTCGAACCATGTACGCTACCGTGGAAATCGACACGGCGCCAATGGCAATCGCCTGCGCTATGAGGAAAACGACTAGCGCCTGATTGTCCTGAAACCACGATCTTACCTTGTCGATCACCATCCACCCCACTAGGATGCGCAGCGGGTCGGTGCTTCCACACCGCCCGCTACTTGACCTCGAACCGTGTGGAGCGGATCGATGCCCGACCACCATATTACTAAAGTGCTGCCTCCTGTCGACTACTTACGTTCTCGCCTAGACTACGATCCGGAAACCGGAAAACTGTATTGGAAACATTGGCATCGAGAACATTTTTCAACGAAAAATGCATGGGCAATATGGAACAGCAGATTTGCTACAAAACGAGCCGGTACAGCATTAGGCACCAAAGGTTACCATGTCATCACTATCGATAGAATTCCGCAATTAGTTCACAGAGTAATCTGGAAACTAACCACGGGTAATGACCCCTCTGTCAGCATCGACCACATCAACAACAAACGAACCGATAACAGAATTACAAATTTACGACTCGCCACTCCTACAGAGCAACAATGGAACCGCCGTTTAGGTAAAAATAACACATCAGGATTAAAGGGCGCATTTTTTGTAAAGCGAACCGACAAATGGGAAGGACAAATAAAGATACGTAGAAAGCAGCATTATCTTGGCACATTCAATACTCGCGAGGAAGCAGCAGCGGCTTATGAAGCCGCCGCCCGCAAATTACACGGCAGATTTTATCGGCCCACCTAACGGTTGTCCGCGAACCAAGAGCGGACGCTCGTCATCATGGCTCACTTCTTGCGGCCCAGCTTGGCCTGGCCCTTGCGGTCCTCGGCCTTGTCCTGTGCGGAAGTCTCGTAGTCCTTGAGCGAGACGCCCTTGCGCTTGGCGCCTTTCTTGTCTTCGGCCAAATCAGCTTTAGACCCTTCGTACTTGCGCTTGAATACCATCGGCATGCTCCGTTGCCTGATAGTTTAAAAACATGGACGCATCATGATTGCAGGGACCATACCACCGAATCGGCAACTGCGGGTAGCGTTCTTCGACACGGCAAAGGGTGTTGACCTCCCAACTCAGGTTACCGGTCTCCCGCAGATGGCGCTTGCACTCGTCCCTCATCACAGCGGCGAGCGCGGCGGCGTGCTCGTGCGGCACGACCATGAGGCCCCCGCAGAACCGCCAGCACGGGTAGCGATCGTCGTATTGGTAGTTCCTCTCCCAGCAGCCCGGGATGGCGATGGCTTCTTCGGCCGCAGCGCCGGCCATGAAGCCCTCGATCACGCCGGCGGTCATGCCCGGCAGGTGGAAGATGCCGAGATCGATCCAGACGATGACGTCGGCGCCGGGAACCAGATCGGCGGCGTCCGCGATGAGCTCGGACTTCTCCGCCTGTACGATGTGGTAGGCGAGCGAGTTCTTGGCCGGGTTGTCGGCGGTCGAGTGGGTCACCGGCCCGTGCCATTGCAGATGCCGGTAGAGCCAGCACGCCTCGAGCGCGGTGTCGAGGCGCAGCAACTTGATGTCGGCTGCGGCCAGTTGCGCGCCGAGCCTTTCGTAGTCCTGCGCCGGGCGGGGATGACCGGGGATTGGGATAAAGCCGGTGACGGCCAGCACGCTCATCGCGGCTCCTCGATGAACCGTAAAACCTCCTGTAGATCTAACACACAAACCCAGGCCTCGCGGTCCATGACGCCGAAACTTGCCATCAACAATCCCTCCCCATCGGGTTCGTGATCGACGTACTCATCGGGGAAGTAGGCCAGGCCGGCTGCGAACTCGATCTGCTTGTCGTGGAACACGAACGGCGGCGAGAGCCGGATGCCTGCACCATGCACCATAAGGGCGAACCGGTGCTGGTAATAGCGGTTGGACCGGCCTGGGATCGTCCTCGCCTCATGCACCAGGCACAGGAGCCCTCCAGGAACTTCGATGACCTGTGACCCTCCGCTTATGTGGCTGACATCGAAGCCAGGATCATAGCTGTTGAACACGCTGCCATCGACCTTGAGCGCCGTCCCAAGCCGATAAATGAAATACAAATTGTCCCCGTCGACCAACGGCATCCAATTCTTTTCGTGTTTGCGTTCCTTGGGCAAAATCCGCGTCCAAGGCTGGCCGCGCGCGTTGAGCGGGACCATGACCTGCTCGCACCAGCCCTCGGGGTTCAGTTCGCGCACGTTCGAGATCGTCCACAAGCCGCCCTGCCATTCGAACAGCCGGCAATCCTCCAGGCCGCGCACCGGATGAAACTTCGGTTCCGGCCAATTCTCCGGCAATGGCAGTTCATTTACTGCGGTCAACTCCAGATCATCGGATAGATGCACCAGATAATTGCGGGTATTGATAGGATTGACAAACCAATCAGGACTGCAAGTGCCATCCTTACCCCGGATCGCATACACCCCCTCCGGCGTGATCGTGTAGTTGACGGCGCGCACGATCGCCATCGGCTTGCCTTGGTGGTTGATGATCGATGGATTGGTCGCGGCGTAGCCCTCGGCGATCTGGGGTTGAAGTCGGACGGATCGAGCGGAAGGAACATGGTCCACCAGCGGTTTGAGGTACCAATACAGATTGCTCATGGCCTGCTCGCTGCCCTCGAGTGCCAGATCGTTGCAGACCTGCGCGCCGCGGTCGCGGATTTTACCGCCTGCGTAGTAGGCGCAGATCGAGAACTCCTCCCGACAGCCCGATTTGTAGACGAAGTTGTTGACGAACAGCTGGTCGTCGGGCCGCTTTATCTGCATGCCGGCTTCCGAGAACAGCAGGCTCGAGTGGTTCTCGCCGCGCTCCCTGAAGAACCTAGCTGCGTCATACAGCACTTCGGCCCGCGACGGACGCATCTGATAGGCGTGCAGCATCTCCCAAAGGAACTCCGCATGCCGTCCTAAATTGCCAAGCGCGTGAGCGTAATGCAGCTGCGCGTTCCAGCGTTCTTCGGCGAAGCCACCGAGAGAGGCGCGGATCTTGTAGTGCTCCGCAGCCTTCGACCAATTTTTAGCGTCGAAATATGATTGGCCTAAATAAAAATGGGCGCGCTGTATGAGACCTTCATTCGTCTCGGTCTTCAGCATATCTTCGAGCAGCTTGATGTCCCGCTCGAATTTCCCCGGCCTGTTGTGCCCGTCGGCGTGGTCCTTGAACCAGATGCCGTCGATATTGCCCGCCGTGGGCACGTCTAAAAATTCGTGCGTGGGGCACTTATAGTCACCGGTAGCCTTGCGGCTCAGTATGCGCCGGTTCCAGTAGTTCAGTGTTCCGGCAACCTGCCGCACGTCGTAAGCGAGACCGCCGTTGAGCTGCCGCTTCCAGTCGGGATCGTCGACAACCAGGGCCATGTCGGCGTCCGATAAGACCAAGTAGTCCCACGGCAGATGGCTCGCACGCGCAAAGGCAAGCGCCTCGTTGCGCGCCTGGGCGAAGTCGTGAAACACCGTATGTTCGATCTCGACCGTTTTGCCGGCGTCGGCGAACGCTTTCTTGACGATATCAGGCGTGCCGTCGGTCGAACCGGTGTCGACCACGAGCCCGTAGTCGACATGCGGCAGAATGCCGTCGAGGCAGCGCGATATGATCGCTGCCTCGTTCTTGAGGATCGCGGACCACCCCAGCTTCACGCGTGCTTGCGATGCTTGACGATCGCGTCGATGATGTCGCCCTTGTTCCAATGCTCACTGACCTCGGCACCCTCGCTGGCAGCCACGCTCAGCAGTTCGTCCTTGGTCATGTCGTTGAGTTGCGCCTTGGTCGACCTGGTTTCACCCACACCGAACACGCCGCCGGTGGCGCCGGTGACGCCCTCGCCGCCGCCGGCGGTGCCGGGAAGCTCGGTGACGGTCAAAACGTCGATCTCGTCGCCCGGAGTAGCGGTGGCGTTGGCCACGACCTGATGAACCGCATCCTCGCGGTGCAGCGCCTCGATGGTCTCGACGGTGGCAGCGTGGGTAACGCGGGATTTAACCTCATAGGACGGCATGGGACGTACTCCTCTCTGGTTAAGATCGAATGGTTGCTTACGAGTTCTCTACCCTGGCGGCCCCCCTACAGGCACCGGCGGTCGCGCTCCTGGGCCCGGAGGCGCGGGCTGATTCCCAACCAGACTAGTCGGCATGGTATTGCCTTGCGACAATGGTGATGGCTGGTTGCCCTGCGTTTGGCGCGCCATCTGGTCCATGCCGCCGCCCGGAGCGCCAGACCCGGAAGCGCCGAGAGGACCCAACGGCGCCCCACCGGTCAGGGCTGGAAGGATGCCGCGCTGGCCGGACGGGACGCCGGCCTGGCTGGCCAGGAGTCCGGCGGTCAAGTCGCTTGTTATTTTTTGCGTTGCCAGCATCACTCCACTTTGGATCCCCTGTTCCACTTTTTGGCTGAGCGCCTGCTGCTCGCCGCCGCCTTGCTGCTGTTGCTGGAGTTTTTCGAGATCGTCGTCGGACGGTACGATTTCGTCGCCGTCGAGCCCGATGGTCTGAGCGACGCTGCGAAGCACCGCGCCACGGCCCTTGATTCCGATGATCCCCATGTCGATTGGATTCGCCGTGCTTTGAAGAAACTCTACCTGACGCTGTCGCTGGGTTTCACGCTGAATAGCGACGCTCACTCCTTGCACCGAAACATTTTCCTCGCCAGTCAAAAGCCCGGTCGTATCACTGAGCAACACCAGATCGACGAGCTGCTGCAGTGCTCCTTCAAATATCTCGCGGTCTACGTTAGAAGCAACGGTCTGGAGAATCTTTGCCGCGTTGTTCATCAGCATGGCCAAACCGGATGCGGTGCGTCCTGCGCCGCCACCGGGCTGGCCGCCGATGTATTTGGGGATTGCCGAGATGTCGTCCGCTAGATCGACAAAGGCCTTGAAGACGGTCAGCAGGTCTTGCGCGTTCGACTGCGGCTGGAAGAATTCAACCGGAGGTTTACTATTATTTCCAACCGGGTCGGAGGACGCGTGAAATCTCTTCCAAGGATACAGTTCCTCAACATTGTCCTCGGGCCGGACGCGATCGTCATTTATGACCACCATCGGGCCTGAGGAAATGGAGAGATTGTTGACCAGCGAGCGGAGCGTTGCGTTAGCAACGTCTTGTAGATCGGCGATCATGTCGACGAGGCCGTTGCCGACGGGGGTGCCGGGGACTTTCTCGAAGCTGGTCATGTAATAGGGGTGTCTCGCCCGCGGCGAGGGGGAGAGGTTGGCCTTGATGATGTGGCTGCCGATGACGTAGGCGTCGATGTGGTAGTCGCGCAATTCGTCGGCGATGCCGGGCATGCCGTAGTCCTGCAGGAGGCGGCCCTGGACGTTGCCGTGGAACTCCATTTGGTTGATGAGGCCGGAGCGGTTCCAGGCGGGGTTCTCGCGGCTTTCCAGCACCGAGCGTTCGGCGTCGGTGGTGTCCCAGTTGTCGTAGAGGCCGCCGCGGCCGTATTCGTCGAGGACGGCGCGGACCTCGGCCTGGTCGAAGCCGGGCAGGTCGAGGAGGTCGTTGAGTTCGGCGCGGGTCAGGCGCGATTTCTCGATGACGTTGGCGTTGGCGATGTCCGCCACGCCCGGCGTAAACCAGATATCGAAGGGGGATATCCGGCTCCACACCATCTTCGGGATCTGGCGCACCAGCGGCTGGCCGTTGTTCCACTTGACCTCGGGCGCGATGCGCACGGTGGGGCCCTTGATGCAGGCGAACGGGAAGATCGGAAGATCCACGATGAATTCGGCCAGGGCGTGATAAAATCCACCCTCGCGCAGGATCTCCTCGATCCTGTCCTCGGCGGTCTGGGCCTGGTCGGCGGCCTTCTTCTTGGCGGCGTCGGAGGCCGACGCCATGAGGGCGGCGCGACGCATCTGGACGTCCTGCGGGGACGGGGCCTGGCCGGTCGTCTGCATGATCATCTGCTGCTCGTGGGCCATGAGCGCATCGATCTTCTGGACGATATCGGGCGGGACGTCGGGATCGGCCGGCGGGCGAATCGACCAAGGGCGGTCGGAGCCGAGATAGATATCGCGCAGGAGCGAGGAGGCGGCGCGGCACTTCTGGGCGGACAATCTTGCGAAAACCTCGGACCCCCCAAACTTCTTCACTTCCTGGAACTTGGTTGGCGAATACTGGCCGTTGAAGGTGCGCAGGGCCTCGAGCAAGCGATTTGACCAGCCGGCGGCGGTATTGCGGTGGTTACGGAATATTTCGAACTGTGAACGCACCCAACCAGCTAAAGCCGGTGGCGCTGGTTCTGGCGGTGCAGCGGCCTGAGAGCGAGCGAGTTGCTGAGCTTGCAGGTGAGCCTCTAAAGCGGCGGGCGGGACGACCTGAAGCACGCCTTGTTGTTGGCCTAGAGGATTAACCGCCATGGACATGGACCTGAGTACGGCGCGTTATACCGGCACAGGCGCGGCTACAAAATTTTGCCCGGCCGACCATCGCTTGGTTGACATAACGTAGCTTACCACAAACGATGCACGCAATATCCACCCCAGATCGCGGCAGCCCTCGGGTGTGATCCGCTCGGCGGGACACGCCCGAGCATTCCAGGCTACAATATTTTGCCTTGGAAAAATGGACCGGCGGCACATACCGCAGTTTACCACATACAAGACAGGCAATTTCTTTACCGGAAGGTTCAATATGACGACCTTTGTTAGTGCATGCACGGCTGCAATATTTAGCTGCGGCCAATTCGAAAGGTTGCTTGTAGCGTATCTTGCCGCATACGGCACAGGGGATTGCCCGCCCGGACCGAAGTTGCGGTCTGGATACCAACCCTTTGATCTCCGGATGCTCAAGCGCATGACATGACGCGCAGAGAACCTCGATGTTGGAAGGATCTGTACGCCGTTCCGGCGCTTTGGCGTAATGCTCGATATGATGTCCGCACAAATTCTCCGTAGAACCGCACCGTTGACACCGTGCGATCTCCCGCACCTTCCTGCGCACGACGGCATTCTCAGCAGCGCTACGTTCGGCAATGCCACCTTTCCAACCAGGATGCTTAGAGCCGCCGCCTCGAAGGCGACCGGCCGTATAGCAATCCTGCGAGCAAAAAAGCATCTTATCATCGCGCCGCTTCCGGCGCTGAAACGTTTGTCCGCAATGCTCACAGGTGCCGGTTAAATCGACCATACTGGCATCCTTAGCCGATAAATCTTGCTGACGCTTGTCATTTCAAGCCATAGAATGCTCTCCCATGGCCCCCGATAGCAAACCACCAGACGCCGACACTAGGACCTGCGCCCTGGATTCCATGGACGAAGTTGCCGTAGCGAAGCTCGCCCGCGAGATGGCGATGGCGATCCGCAGTTATAGGGTTATTTTCGCGGATTTTGGCATCAGCGAGCAGGACTTCTACGAGATATCCAAGCTGCCGTTCTACAAGCGCGCGTTCGAGCAGTTCACGCTGGAATGGAATTCGGCGCTGTTGACCAACGAGCGGATCAAGCTGACAAGCGCGGCTTATCTGGAGCAGGCGCTGCCGCGGCTGGGCGCGCGGATGATGAGCGACGAGTCGCTGTCGGCGGCGACCGAGGTTGCCAAGCTGTTTTCGCGCAATGCGGGGCTGGGGGGCGACCCCAAGGAGGCCAAGAGCAACGAAAGATTCGTGATCACCATAAACCTGGGCGAGGACGGCGAGGGCAAGCCGGTGGTCGAGAAGTACGACAAGCCGATCGAGAGGATGGGCCCCAAGGACATCGACCTGATTGCCGCCGAGCCTGCCGCCGAGGTGGTGGTGAAGCGCGGGCCGGGGCGGCCGCGGAAAACCCCGAGGCAGGAGGAGGACTGAGCCATGGCCAAGAAGTGGATACAGGGCGCGCGGGAGAAGATGGAGAAGAAAGGCACGGTCGGCAGCTTGCACCGGGCGCTCGGGGTACCGGAGGGCGAGAAGATTCCGCAGGCAAAGCTGGCCGCGGCCAAGAAGAACCGACCGGGGCTGCGCAAGAAGATCCAATTCGCTGAAAATGTAAGGAAATGAGCCTCACCTACACGGCGCCGCCGCTGCCGCTACCTCGTGAGTTGATGCTTGAGGCGATAAGAGTGCTCGATCAAGCCCGGCTCGAAGTAAGACAGCATGGAAGGCTCAGCCGAGCAACTCGAACCAACTTCGACGAAATGCTGACGTGCTTGACCTGCGTCCGGCGATCAATGGGAGGGAATGCCTTCGGCATGGCTGTGTTGGTCGAAACAAAGGCTATAGCGGAGCCCTACCGGACTTCCGAGATCGCCGTCAACAACATCGTCAGAATGGTGCTCGAACTCGTCGAACACTGCATCGGCGAAGAAAACACGCCATGAGCCTCACTTACACGGCGCCGCCGACGCTGTCCCGCTTCATGAAGTCGGAGGTAGACGCTCGCCAGCATTTCTGGCTGCAAAACTTTGCTTCTCCAACAAGGGAGGGCCGAACATAGCGCAACTGGCCGCAAAAAGCGCAGGAAATCTCCTTGCCGGCTCGTGGAACAGGAGCGCGCGTGATACCCTGCCGCCGTGCTGTATCCCGGCACGCAAGGCTGCAAAATTTTGCAGTATTAGCGGCATGTGGAGACACATATCGTGCAACACCGCAAATAATGCACGTAATGTTCTTGCCGGAGCGAACGTATGGCCTAAGCAGCACGTTCCGATAGTTCGGATGCTCGTTTCCATGACAGGTCATGCAAAGAACTTCGAGATTAGAAGGATCTGCTCTACGCTCCGGTGCAACGGCATAATGTTCGACATGATGTGCATGTAAATTTTCAAGCGCACCGCACCGTTCACACTTGCCAACTTCACGTACTTTGCGGCGCGCCACACTTTTCACAGCAGAGCTACGCTTGGAAATTCCACCTTTCCAACGAAAATGGTTTTCGCCTCTTGGCGGCGCGCTTGCCCTCGTGCATTCAACCGAACAATAGCGCACGTTGTCTCTACTCTTTCTCCCCCGTTGAAATGACTGTCCGCAATGTCGGCAAACATGATTTATTTTTGGCCACCTGATATCGGCAGCACATCGTTTGGAGCAATAATGCGTCTTTGCTTGCCTGATGTTACTATTCTGCCGAACGAACGGCTTATGACAACCAGGGCAAACCAATGTCGTTCGTTTCAGAATGCGCATACTCACTCTAATGTCAAATGCAGCATAGCATGTCAATAGAATATACGGCTCCTCCAACACTATCTAAGTTTATGAGGTCAAACGCCTTTTTCCGACTTGCGGCTGGGCCGGTCGGCAGTGGAAAGACGACCGCATGCATCATTGAACTCCTACGCCGGTGCATGACACAGGCGAAAGCGCCAGACGGCATCCGCTATACACGGGTCGCCATAGTGAGACAGACGCTCCGTCAGTTGCGGGACACAGTCTTACGCGACGCGCAAATGTGGCTCGCTGGCCTTGGGGAATGGAAGGTCAGTGAAAATACGTTTTATCTTGATTTCAGCGACGTGCGAAGCGAGTGGGTCTTCATCCCGCTAGAAGACGCCGCAGATCAAGCACGGCTGCTCAGCATGCAACTCTCCATGTGTTGGATCAGCGAGGCTATCGAGTGCAATTTTGATATCGTAGCCCCCATTTCCGGGCGCATCGGGCGCTATCCTTCCGGCAATCGCGGCACTCCGAGCTTCTATGGAATAATCGCGGACACCAACATGCCGCAGCTTCTGACTGATTGGCACAAGCTGATGGTTGATCCGCCGGCAGACTTCCAGATTTTCCAGCAGCCGTCGGGGATGGCGGACAATGCGGAAAACCTCAACTACTTGGTGCAAAACGTCACGACCAGCAAACTGCCGATCAATCATCCCGATCGCATTGCGGAGGGGCGCAAATACTACGAAAGGTTCGTGCAGTTATATGGCAGCTCGCATGCTTGGGTTAAGCGGTATGTTTTTGCAGAGTTCGGAGATGACCCCAGCGGGGAGGCGGTCTTCAAGGAAACATTCAAGCCCTCGTTCCACGTGGTGGACGATACATTTTGCATACCAGGTTACAGCCTCCTCGTAGGAATCGACTTCGGACGCAATCCTTGGAGCCTGGTCTGCCAGGTCGATCATCAGGGGCGGCTGCTGGTTCACGAGGAGATTCCGGCAGTCAACATCGGCCTGGAAAAACAGGTCGAGGAAAGAATACGGCCACGACTGTTCAGCAACAAGTTCGCCGGCGCGAAGGTGATGATTGTTGGCGATCCGGCGGGTGTGGCCAAGGGAACCATTGCGGAAGAAACCAGCTTTGATGCCTTGAAGCGCATGGGTTTGCCGGCTTTTCCGGCTCCCACCAATGACATTGACGCCCGGTTGCGCGCTGTGGAGACCATGCTTGGGCGGCAAACCAATGGCGGCCCATCGCTGGTGATCAACGGGCGCGGATGCCCTATGCTGGTCCGCGCCATGAGCGGCGGCTATCGTTTCAAGCGCCACAAGGAAGGGAGCCTGCGGGCAATCCCGGAGAAGTTCGACGCCGAGGGCTACTCGCACGTGGTCGATTGCTTGCAATATGTGTGTTTGGTGGCCCAGAATAGAAACCTTGTGCAAGAATATGCCCGCCGATTGGTGCCGCGGAAGCGGCCAGTTGAGCGGCACGTCACGGCGGCGGGATGGACCTGAGCCATGAGCGATGCGCAGCAAGGCGACGACCTGGTCCCGAACTTTCCGCTGTCCTGGCTGGAGCGGCTCGATTCCGAGAAGGTGCGGCTGGAGAACCGCAACGCCGACGTTTGGGTGCCGATCCTCGAGCGGGCCAAGGGCGTGGTCGATCATGACGGGATCGAGCGGGTCGCGGCGCAGTCGCTGCTCGACATCCTCAAGGTGCCGATGGGCAAGCGCAAGAACGAGCACTACCAGCGGCTGACCAAGGTCATGATCGATCTCGGGTGGTCGTCGCACCGCATCCACGGCATAACGGCGGGCGGCTACCGCGAGCAGGTGCATGGCTTCTGCCGCGACGCCCGGCACAAGAAGCCGCCGACCGCCGACGAGAAAAGACGGGCCGAGCTGGGGGTGCGGCAAGTGCGGCGGCCTAAAATCGGCTGGCCGGCATTCAAGCGGCAAGTCGTGGAACTGGTGCGCTGCGGGAAGCATCCGGCCGAGCTTGCGGATCAATTCGGGATACCGAAACAGACGATCCGCAATTGGGTCGACCGGCATAACGAGCTCAACCCCGAGGCGCCGGTGGTCATGCCGCAACACAAGCGAGGCCTGCCGCCGCGTAATCCCAATCCGCTCGACATCCCGGTCACCCCGGCATCCCCGGCAGCCATAGCGCCAGCCGAGAAGCCGAGGCCGCAACCGCCACCCGAGCCAGCCGCGAAGCCATCCAAGGCGGCTGCTGCGCCGTTCGAGCTGCCGGACATTCCGGCATTCCTGCGCCGGGAGAAGTAAGTCCAGCGCGAGCGGATCACGTCCTTGTCGGCCCGCAGCCGTTCGATCTCGGCCTCGCGGTTGCCGATCAGCGCGTGCAACAGCGCGTTGGCCTTCATCAGGTCATCGCGTTCGGCACGTAACGGCTCAATGAGGCTGTCGTAGTAGCTCATGGGGATTTCTGCTCAACCAATGAGGCTGTCGTAGTAGCTCATGGGGATTTCTGCTCAAGGGCGGCTTCTGCGTTCCGCAATACGCACTTGTCGGTATTACAGAACCCCCTATCTTCGGTGCAGGTTGGGCAATGTCCGTCAGTTACGAAGTCCTTAAGCGCCGCCCGCAGACGTTCGTTTTCCTCATAAAGACTGAACGCCCCATCCTCATTTCGTGATCTGTGGTCATCTCTCCCACTCACCTCCTGGCCGAGAGCGGCATCTATTATTTTGTCGAGAGCGTGCGGCCTGCCATATA